AAGAAAAGCAGCGGCGGGGACGAACACTCGCTGAACTCTATCCAGATACGATGAAGAATCGCTCGACTTGTCGGACGGGGCGGCGCATGTCCATTGACAGCATGTCGCCAGGCGTTGACCGGGCGCCATCATCTGTGCTGCACTGGAAGAGAGGCGTGCGAGTTGAAGTGCCGCGATTTCGGACACATTGGAGAGCGTTGCGAGTCGAGCGCTAAACTCATTCACGCGTCCAGTCGCGGTCGCCATCGCGGCCGCGAAGGTTGTGAAACGAGCAATGTCGCCGGGTTTCAACTTTTCTCCCATTGGTACTTAACAGCTGCGATTCTTCAATTTAGGAGTCGAAACCAAATGAACGATTGTTGGCATCAATTCGTACAGTTGTTCTGGTGGGCCGGAACCCCTAAGGGTGCTGTCTTCATGATTGGGATTGGCGTAGTGAGTGGGCTGATCATAGGAACGATATTGATCGCGATCGAGGTCATTCCGTCGATCCCGCAAATTTGGAGACGAGTGCTCGCAGAGGACCGTGCGAAGCGTCTGGCAAAACAGGGGGTCCAACCTAGCGATTCCCATCCGGCGCCGCCTACCAGCGAGGTTCCACCGACCACCGACATACCACCTACCAGCGACATTTGACTAACTCCCTCCGCCGGCAGTCTCCGAGGCTTTGCGGTTGTACTCGTTGACCTCATGCAGCCAGTAGCTCAGCTCTTCGAAGTCCATCGCCGCCAGCTCTTCTACTCCGAATCCGAAGTGGACGAGGGCTGCGAAGGCGCCGGCGGAGGGCCCTGAAAATTTGCTCCGGCCACCTCGGACTGCAACGCGAGCACGTCGTTGAGATCCATCGCGAGGAGATCCTCGTAAAGGATCTTCTCGCCATCGATCTCGACCAATTCAGCAATCAGCGCGAAGACCACCGCGCTCGGATCGTTTGATGCCCCAACCACTCGCTGCGCACGCATCAGGTCACGCCCGAGGCCTTTCCGGATGACGGCAGTCTTGCCCGAGGGGAGGACCAGCAACCTGCCATCCTTCGGTTCGGCTTCGGACGCTTCGCGAAGCCTTACTCCGTTCACAGTTAGGTCATCAGATCTCATTGGTACACCTCTTAAGTCACTTGCGAGGCGGTTGTCCTCGTCAGCTATTTCAGCCGCCCAGGTTGGTTCGGAAAGTGGAAAGCTGATCGACGCCACCCACCACGTAAACGTTGGCGAACACGTCGTAGAGATAGATCTGAGTTCCCGCGACGTAAAGTTCGCAGTGGTAAACGCTCACCGTTGAATTCGTCTCCACCATGGTCTGATGCTTCAGGTTGGCCGTGCCGGCGTCCTTGAATATTCCGGTCATCAGATACACGACCGGTAACTCAGCCGAACGCCCCTGGCTGGTGTATTGCTCGAGACTCCCTCGGACCTGAAACGCGTGAGTCTGGAAGGGGCTCGCCGCCATCGTCAAGGTCTCTGCGTCGAACGAAGACCACTTTATTTTTGCTTCGAGCTTGTCTACCCCGCTCCACAGCTCGGCTGTGCCGGCCATTCCCAGTCCTTTGTAGTCGATCATGCGATGGCGCGGTTGCGGGATTTCGACTTCCTCAGCGCGCCCGAGCAAGCCAACGCCATCGATGTACACGTTTGCGTTGGTGAGAGAGTTGATCTGGATGTTCATCCGATTACCTCGATAGTTCTTCGATGTTACTACGCGGTTGCCAAGGCGGATGTGGTCAAGGCATTGGTCTGACCCAATTGCTGCAGGAGAGACACGTCGATGAAGGTCTGGAAGGTCAAACGTTCCGCGGGAGGCGGCGGCATCACGTCGATGTCGAACACCAACTGGCCCGCCGAAATCTGCGCGGGGGGATTCGCCGCCGGATCATAGCTAGCGCTTCCAGCTACCAATGCACCGCGTTGGATCAGGGTCCGGAGGAACGAATTAACTGACGCCAGAATCGCCGTGATGAGCGCATTGGAAATCGGCTGGTCGATGAACTGGAGCATCGCAAGTTCCACCGATTCCTCGATAACGTCCATCGTTCGTCTTACACTGACAAAATTGTCAGGCGCGGTACTGCTCGGGTATGCGGACGAACGGTTTCCCCACACACGGAAGCCGGTACCGAACGCATTGAATACAGTAAGTATTCCGTTCGAATTCAAATTGTTGACGTCCGAAGAGGAATCGACTGCCGAGGAGTAGAGCTGCACATCGGGCCCTAGAATACCCTCCACCTCTACGTTGGAGGGTGACCACCAATAGCCATTCGCAAGGTCACGAGCGGCGATCGCACCGGCTACCCATGAGGAGTAAGGGCTTACAGCCAATGCGTTGACCTGGGCGGTCACCGGTGTGCCAGTGGTGCTGAGAGTTACCCCGGTGGGGACAATCCCAGTATCGTAAAAGGTCTCCTGCGGATAGCAGAGGATGGCGCGCTTGCTCGAGGTGTTGAAAGCGTTCCCGGCCGCGCCACGATTGCTGATTGCGCTTGCAACCGGCGTTGAAGGAGGCGAATCCACCAGAGTGACTGCTCGAATTTTGTTCGCTAGCGCGATTTCGGCCGTCGCGACGTCCGCGAACTGCGAGTATCCAGGTGCGATCAGAATCTTCGCGAAAAACCCCATGGTTCCATATGTCGTCTGGAGCGCCTGGATTCCGGTATACACACCGTTCGTAACCGCGCCGATGATGTCGGAGTCTTGAACCTTGGTAGGATCGGCGTAATTGAATGACACCAGCACCGTCGCGCCTGATGCGATGTGGCCTCCCGATGTTGTGGGGACAATCGTGATTACTCCGTTGACGGCGTCGAGCGTGTAATCGGTTCCAGCGGCATAGGTAGTGCCGGCTGGATCGCTCGTGACTACCACGCTCGATACTCCCATGTGCCCAAGGTTAATTGCGCCTTGAGCGTTGAACGGAAATGCGGTGGCGGCGATCGAAGTGAAATGCCGGGTCGGGTCGAATACATTGATGACTATCGCCTGCCCCGCACCCTGATTCTGAATCGCCGCGAGCGCATAGGGGATCGTATAGCCTTGCACGATCGGCCCGAAGTTAGCCGCATCGAGCGCCGATGAAACCAGGGTCGGTGTGTTGACGGCGGGCGCGGTCGCGGGCGCTTCGCCCGCCCAGGACGGAGCGGTGCCCACCAGTCCGATGACTGCGGACTTAACTACTGTCACCGGGACAGGACCGCTGTCGACTTCGATGACTTCTATTCCGTGTAAAAAACTTGCTGGCATTTGTTCACCGTTTAGTTTTGGATTGAGATCACGATTAGACCGTATCTTTTAGACGGTCGGCGCTGTTTCTCCCGCGGTAGCTACGGCCGTATCGGCGTAGCTCCATGCGATATTGACTGAGGCTCCGCTCGCAATTCCGCCCGATGCCAGCCGTGTCACGACGCCGTTTACCGGATCGAGCGTGAAATCCGTACCGACAACGAATGCTGAGCCGCCGAGCGTGCTGACAGTGAGCGCGATGATGTTATCGTTCGGAAGTTGAATCTGATCCTGCGAGTTAAACGTGAATTGCGTAGCACCTATCGTGACCGTGCTCTCGCCACCCGCATCGAGAGCCACTCCCTTGACAAAGAGTGGGAAGTCGCAGCTAGTCGAAGGCTCAACTGCCATTGTGCTCAACCCAATAGTAATGAGGTAGATCCACACGCCGCCTTCGGCATCGCGTTCGACGAACCTCTCATGCACCATGAAGATCTTGCGTGCGCCAGGAACCTGGTATCCGGTCAGCGCGGCGCGGATCGCTTCCAGGATTGCGTATGCTCCCGGGGAGGTCGCTCCCGGAGGCCCGCCAACACTCCATCCCAGGTCGCGGACGAGTACGGTGACGTCGAACTCCATTTTTCGTTCCTGGATGATCGCCGTCGTGTCTTCGATTTGTCCGTAGTCGGATCCGCGATATACGACCAGCGCCGCGCCGATTCTATGCGTCAGGCGATAGTTCTTCGGGTTGTCCGGGAAGTGGACGATCTCGATCGAGGTCACCATTGTCTGCAACCGCGTCACGATTGCCGTCTCGATAGTGGCGATATCGATCGGGGTGGGCGGCGAGAATTGCTGCCCTATCCATGGCGCGTCGAGAACAACTCCCATGTTCTTAGAATCCCCTCATGCTCTTGCGATTGAAGATGCGCACCGGCCCTATAACCTCTTCGGCGCCTTGCGCGATAGCTGTTTCATTACCATCGGCGCCAATGCCTAGAGTCATCTCGCCACTCGCAACCTTGCTCAGCATCGCGAGCGCATCATCATAGCGGCGGCGCGCGTCGGCCAGGTCGTGGATCGGCCGCAGAGACTGCAGCCGGTAGATCGCCAGGTCGCAAGCGAGCCGATTCAACACCTCAGGCACGTCGGTCAGCGGGAGCGTGAAGCGGCCTCAGAGATATCCATCGATCTCTGCCGAAGCGTCATCAAGCGCCTGCTGAAGAACGGCGGTATTAATGGTGGTAATCGTCGGATCCTCGTTAGTTAGTTGGACCAGGTCACGATTCGGATAGCGATTGATGATGTCCTGAGGTGTCGCGTAACTCATGAAACCAGTTTCCTCGCCTAGGACAGGTACTCGCTCACGATGAGGTCCGCGCTGTTTCGCCAGATGTTGGTGGTCGAAACACTCGAGCTGGCGCCGGTGCCCGCCATGAATTCAGAGTTCAGTAGCTGACGTCCTACTTCCTCGAGCGCTGGAGGCACCAGGAGGTAAACTCCCTTGCCGCTCGCCAACGTGCCGAACGGCATCGCGGCGTCAGTCTTGAAGGAACGCATCGCCGCTCGAGCCGCGCCGTAGTTCGCAGGATTCGAGAGATCCTGGTTGCTCGCATACGCAAGCTGCCAAAGTCCGACTCCGGTGTTGGCGCGGCCGTCGACGCCGTAGCGAAACTCGCGACGATTGAAGACCGCCTCATCGTTGATCGAACTCATGCGCGTAACGGCATACTCGCGGCGTAGCTGAAAGATGAAAGGACGAATGGCGCGCGACGCGTCGATCAGGAACCAGAAGGGACCCGAACCCGAGCTATTGATGTTGGAGGCCGTAGAGTCAGCATCGGCACGTCCTAGCGGACCCACCGGATGGGTAGATGAGAAGAATGGCTGGCCATCATAGCCGATGACACTCGACGGATTCGTCACCGAGTTCTGGATCATCTGAAAGAGCAGCATGTCGGGATGGACCTTGGTGTCCCATCCGAGCTGCTCGATGATCGGTTCGTAAACGCCATAGGTGTCGTCTTCGATGTCGTTGCGATCGATCGACACTGTGTCTTCGAAGTTACGATTCGCGATCGTGTAGGAATGCGCCTCGAGCGCCTGGATAACCCGATCGCCGAGCCACTCACGAAACTTGGTTGTGCGTCCCAGCCACGGATAGGTGCTCACGCGGCTGGACGACCGCACTATCGAGCAGATCGATTCGTAGTATGAAGGGGGCTTCTCGAATCCGCGCTGAAAGACGACATCGAAGCCGGTGAAGAGTGCGGCCAGATTTTGCGGAGATACTTCCATCTTGGTTCTAACTCCTTGCTAGGTTGCGAGATCGCCTATGCGGCAGACGTCGCCTGATGCCAGAAATCGACCCATACCTCGCCCGAAGGATCGATCGAGACCACCTGCCCGGCAACGGCGTACTGCTGCACCGATGCGCCCGAGGCGCGGTCGGTCGCGGTGACGTTGTTGTCGTCGAGCGCGAAACAAGGGCTTCCAACCGATG